ATAAAAACGATATAGGTCGTATTCTCAAACCCTATTTCCCAAATTCAAATGAATATTATCCCCAAATCAGCTTATTGGATAGGGGTGATTATTATATGGCATTCATAACGTTCAATGAAGGAATGCAAGATGCTCTTGATATCTATCATATGATTCGTCGGCTCAACATCTATAAGCCCAATCTTGGAACAAGTGAAAAAGCAACCATCGAATCTGACGAACCTCCAAAAAATTTAACATCATTAGTTTTTTCATTTGCTTATGACAATGCTAGTGATTAGAGATAAAGACTAAAAAAAATATATGTATTTTCAATACATATATTTGTATCCACCTGCCATAGCAAAAAGTTTATTATGAGAGTAATTTTCTGGCATATTCACCGCTCGGCACATGTTGTGTCGATAACCATTCGACAATGTCATCATAACCCAGTTCCTTTGCTTTTTCGGTCGCATATTGATTTGGATATATGCGGTGCTCTCCTGGTAAAGATGCGGCCCATTTTATAACATCTATATAAATTTTTCAATTTCAGTATATTTACAGGATAGGCAACATCGCGGCAAAATTATTATCAGTATATGCCAAGATTTGGAGGAATTTAGTATCACCACCCGTAAAATCAGTTTTAGCGAAGGGTTGATTGTCATTAGAAATATAATAAATAAAATGCGCTGGTAATCTATTTGTTTCAAAGTCAATTTCATATGGACTTGTCATATATCCAGGATTAATCTTATTTAAATACCATTGGTATGAAGCGTTAAGAGCTCTGTATTTGTCACCGCTCACAACATTTTGTATGAGATAGATGTTGCCATCTTCATTTGGTGACAAATAAATATATGGTTCCTTTGCTTCGCCAAACCCAATATCCAATGATGTTCTGATTATAATATGACTTCGTTTCGATCGAGCGATGGTTTCTAACCAAGATTTCATGTCTATTTCTTTCAAGAAAATAGCGGTATTATCAGATTGAATAAAATCATTTTCTGTTTGGTATAAACCGTTAATTTCTGTAGGAGGTATCTGTACCAATCCCTTAGTAACATGTTCATATTGTAGAATGAAATAACTAAGTCCCTTGTAAAATTTATCACTATATAGACTGAATTTTCCGTTTTTAATCAAAGATGGAATGGTATCTTGGATATATTTAATGACACTATCAATGGTTGCAACTAATGGCAATTTTCTAGATAAATTATCCATGTTGTACTCGTTAGCACTGTCATTTTGGCTCATTAAACCAGGATAATGTACAAAATAACCTTGAATGAATCTATTGACATCATTATTGGGGTATTGTTTTTTCCAAATAATATAAGCCCAGAGAACCATCTGCATAATAATATCAAGAGTTCGTCGCAATTTCCTAGTTCTAGATATGATATTATTGGGTCCAGTTGAAATTGGATTTGGTGGTCCTGGTCGTTCCAATAACGACAAGGATTCACCTCCTAATAATGAGGTCCCTGATGAAACATTTCCTACTTTAGATAATAGCTCTTCCTTTGTAATTGGTTGAAATGGACAGTAAATACCATAGTTGATATCGTATATTTTTAACCATAGTCCATTAATTAATTCGTTACTTCCTGACGAATTTACAGCTTGATATTTACCGGCATCTAATAATTCAGTTGTATAACCAGTTGCTGTATTTCCTTTGAATATCGATAAAATTGTGTCTATTGTTGGTCTTGATTTCAATGTAATATCATCCTTATGGATACTTTGTATATTTTCAGGTCGAGATGGAATAAACATAACAGTTATGACTTCATCATTATTAAAATATACAAAGCCTCTAAGTTTACCATAAGTATCAATGATCTGACGATCTGGCCAACCCAATCCTTTAAATACCATTAAATAATTGCTAAGTGAATATAGGTTGTTTCTAGCCACCGGCTCATTTGTTACTGGTGATATATTCCAAGTAATACTTCTAGCAGTATTAATGACCAAGTCATAAAGTAAATCGTTCATGGTTTCATCAAACTGATAGATGTTTTTATTTCGTCCGTTAGGTGAAGGAACTTCTGCCATTATGACTTCGCATTGTGGATATTTAATTGTTTGTGATTCAGATCCTTCATGTTTATATATGATGATTGTTTTTCGTTGCGGCATGTGTGGTCTGGCGTGGAATTCTCTGAACTTTGGTATTTCCAACCTACCTCCTTCTTTTCTATCGAGGCTTGGTGTAAATACATAGATATTTATATTGTATAATTCTTCTAAAATCCGATAATATTTGGAAGGATCGAAGAAAGAATCGACATCCTCAATCCTTGAAATTATCTCTTTTTCACTTGGTTCAAACAATTCCTGTCTAACCAATGATGGATGTATTTTACCAGATGAAATGAATTTTCCCCGTAATCCCTTGACAATATTTTCCTTGATGGTGTCACCACTGCTAATATATGCATTTATATCAATATGTGGGTCTATTTGTTGGGATGACCCGGAATCCATTATTATTGCTTTTAGCACTGAATGAATAAATGAATTAGGTGATGATACAACTCCCATTCTAGCATACTTGTAGTTTGGATAGATTTGTTCCAACAATCCCACGATATTTGGACTAGTTATATTGCCAAGGCGACCCGGTTCAAGAACACGACCGGTCTTGATTCTATAAATAGATGATTTTTTGGAGGAAGATACTGAAACAGGCTTTTCCTCCAAAAGACTAACACCCTCACCCGCAAGATATTGTTCTGCCAAGGATGATCTAGTATGTTCGGGTGGATAACAATATGGAAGATAGGGGAACCATTCTTGATATGGCTTTACTACTCCCCCAATTTTAACCTCCACCTTGTAATTATTTTGTTTGACATCTGGAACTGGATATTCATTTGTTGGACACACAAATAACCAAGGATCGTTGGTAGTTTGAGGGTTCTTTAAATGGGGGAATCTCATAACTTCTCGTTCTTTCAAATTATTTTGGTTATCCTTATAAGTAGTTGCTTCCCATGAGGCAACCTCGGATGTATCAAGGATAAGAGGTTGGTGCGATGATTGCACTGCCTTCGTAAATTCACCTGCATCTAAACCAGAACCATTGGTTCTTTCGTGAATTAATGATAACCGAAATAATTTATCGGTTAGTAAACGTCCCTCCCAATTTGAAGTAGGTACTAAATCTCCAGGACTAATACCGGTGGGCGGACGTTTCCCAGACCCAGACACTGTTTTTAGTTTTGTGGGTTTTTCCTTTTCTGGTTCAGATTTAATAACACTGTTAATGTTTTGTTCGATCATGGCATATGTATTTAAAATATTATTACGCACACGCATGTATGACAATAGTAGTCGAGGTAAGATATTAGAAAAATATTTTACAATTGATCTCGAGGTAGCTCGATCAATTAAAACATCAACATATGGATATCCTGGAGGGATTACTGCTTCGGATGTGATATTAGTATCTTGTAAATTTATAACAGTTTCTATTTTTTCTGTGGTTGTTTTTCCCTGAACAAGAGAAAATGTAACTGAAGATGGTATCACTAAACGGTCACTCCCTGAATCTTTCTTTTCGGTATCGATAATACCTTCAATAACTGCTCTATAGTGGTATTTGAGTCTTTTCTTAAATGGATATGAAACGGTAGATTCGTTGATAAATAAGTAAGAAGACATTAAATAATCGTTTAAGATATAATGAGTTAGGGAAATTTCATCAAATTCTATCCCATAAATTCTGAAATAACCAGAAGTTTTTACATCATACTGAGTTGTCATATTCAGGCCCAAACTTTCCTCGATACGCTTAGAAACAACGGTTTCGTCTTGTTCTGGTGTTATATCACTATTATAAGTTATCTCACTTCGTTCCAATCTATAGATTGATTTAACATACGACTTTTGTGTTATTTTCGATATTTGGCCACTACCGGACCAAATGACCATATTAATACTGTGCTGATCTGATGCAAGTGACGTCGATGGTACAATATAATTATAATTTGGCATGGAATCACTATCCTCACCTTTATATAGTTTGTAGTATTTATCATCGATCCCATTGTATTGTATATAAGGTGAATTATATGAAACTACAGATCGATCGAAAATATCAATCCCGTCTGAAAATACAGGTTTAGTTCCAGTTACCGGGATTACTAAAGTCGCTCTCTTAGTTACCCTAGTGAATGTGATTGGACTTATAATAGGATTTTCTTGTAATAACTCTGTTTGTGTTTCCTTTATTTTTTGAAAAATAAGTTCATCTTCATGTGATATTCGTACCATGATATCATTCCAACTCTGAAATCGAATCAATAATCCCTGATAATCTTCCACCGGAATGTCATCAAATAGTTTGAATATTTCATTTGAAATATTCACTAGTGCATTTTTCTCCGCATCAATATTTTCGAGAGGGGGTTGAAGTTGAGAGGATTGAAATTTAGATTGTGTTAATTCAAAATATACCATGAATACATCTTTAGGGTTTAGAGATGGTAGTTCGTCAGCTATATCTATAATAACTTTTATTAGATCATTTGGACTAGAATTTTGAGTTATTCTCTCCCCTATTCTTCCAATGATAATATCATTAACATATTCGGGTTTTATTTCTCTCAAAAAATCTATATATGACTGATTTTCTTTTGGTAATGGACGGATCAGGTGTATTAATTTAAATGGTATACCATTTGAATAAGCATACTTATATAAAATAGTTGTTTCGCTGTCTAGTTCATTAATTGTAATAGCCTCCATGTTATGACGTTGTATTTTAATGATTTGTGGGAATTATTTTTGGGATTATGTTATAGAGTTATGTCTTGTTGACGATGGCAAAAAGATTTAATTTGGAGTATATCCAAATATATTTATATTTGGATATATAGATGTTTTATATTAGATACATGGTTAGTTTCTAATTGTGTCTGGAGATATTATATAATATCTCCAGATATTTATTCCTTTGATATCTATGGAGATTTAGTTTCTATATATTGAATAACTTGAATCGGTCTTATATGAAGTTTAGTATTTGGAGTGATTACTTGTCTTTTGTGGTTATAGCGACATTCAGTTAAATGTTGGTTGTTTGGTTGATGATATCCACAATACACACATATATCATCACCTCTAATATTGATACAGTCCAACATTTTGACGCAAGCATTCATATTGTCATCTTTAGACATGTTAATATTGTGGTTTTTTGCTATAAAATTGACATGTTGGAGGATTTCTTTCCTTCTTTTTCTGGAACCCCACATTGATATTAGTTGACTGTGTCAAAGGTTTTATTCGATGGTATGATGATAAGTTGAAACTTTATCAACTTTGTCTATCTTTTATATTGAATAAAGTCTTTATTTCATAAAATATAATCTTTTATCATAAAATAACTACCTACAAATAACTATCTCAGATAATCTATTACATACAAATGCAAGGGTTTCGCCCCTCTAAATATGGAGGTTCAACCCTAAAGGATTCAGATGATGATGGTTCTCTTCACAAGAATGGCACTAGGTTAGTTAAAAAAGGTGGAAATGACATGTTGAAGATCGATTTGTCTGAATTGGAATCATTAGCTGGAAACCTTCGTAGGAATTCACATTTGCCGGTAAAGATTCTACCTTCAGATGTGAAGAAGGATTTTCGTCAGCTTCTGACCTATGTCAGTCTTCTATATGACACTAAGCAATATATTATTCTTCACAATATTGTGACCAAACATTTTGCTGATATTCGTGAGATCATTCCTGGTACAATCGGTGCATATTGTGCTGGTTGTCAAGTTGACACGTCCTTCACAGACAATCTTCATGGATGTTCTGCTGTTTGTGCAGGGTCGATGCCTCCAAAGAAGGATGATTGGAATTTTTGTGAAAACACTGTTATTCTTGCGAGTTATGATGAAGATAGATTCATATTCACCATTTCTAAGAGAAGTGAGACTCGTGACGGAAGAGAAACAGCTTTTATTTTTGTACATTATACATGTATTGATGATTTCCCTGGTTTCAGTGGTGATGAGAAAAATCAATTGCGAGCATTGGGTATTAAACATGTATATCTTAATGGATATACTAGAGATGGCCGCAAGTATATTGGACTTATAAATCATATTATCGACATTGATGAAATAAAAATTAGAGATTGTTCAGTTGAAGATTATATCGATAATAGCAATGCTTACAATGATTCAGGTATGGTTATATTCCTTATTATATTGATATTAATTGCTCTCTTCTTTGGGTGGAGATATACACAATTAAGATTATCAGATGGATTTCACTGATAATCTAATTATTATGTAACTTATATGACAGTTGATACTGTCATATAAAATGTATTTATTGATCTTCTAATCCAAGTATATTATTAGATACACCCACCCCTGGGACGACACCCCTATCTATAGATATTTTCCCCTCTGATGGAAAGGTCATCTTTGTTGTTGTAAGAAGATAAGCTATTACCTTGAATGATGGACCATTGTTATCAGACATTGAAACATCACCTTTAATTTCATCTGGGACAAATGAATCGGGATCAATCTCTTCATCGCGACGACGCTTATCAATAACTTTCTTTAGGAAAGGATCGGTATCACCAAGTTTTGTGGTCAGTGTTACACCACTGCTACCAATTCCATTGAAAACAATACCTACATCCCCATGAATAGTAGACGTATCATATGCAAATGAAAATCCATTATAACCCGGTTCTGATGGCGCCGATACAAAACTATGCCATGGTTCTGACATATCAAAATGATAACTTGGCATCTCCGAAAATTTAGCAACACCCCCATAGGTAAGACTAGTCTCACATATAGGGTTCCATCCTTCATTAATATTATTAGGATTTGTCGTATAATTGGATCGGTTATTGTATTTTTGGGCTTCCATGTTCTCGGCAACCCAGAACATAGCCTTAGTAGGCGTTGAAGAGTGGAGGGTTAAGCCTACACTTTGACCCAATCCGCTCGTATTAGTATGTGTTACCTTAACAATGTTTTCACCATATACAATACGTGGAGGTTTATATTTGTCTTGGCTTCCATCAGCATCGATACCCTGATGCCAATTACGTTCCTCCTTAGTAATAACAACATAACGCCCGAACATCCGTGGCTGGGTCAACATCTCATCCTGTTTAACTGCTTCCATGTAAGACCAATTATATGGAATTTCCTTCCATTCATCATCGTCAATGATCCTCATTCGAACAATTTCAGACAACTTCCGCCTAAAGTTATAGTTATGAGTAACCCTCGATAGACTCTTCATGAAAAGAGGTAGAGCCACAGCCGGATCCTTGGAATAATGAAACGGTTGAGGTACAACAACCGTGTACCCTGGAATACTAGTGCCCCATTCTTGCAGGAAAGGTACATTTCCAATCATTATGTCATAGTGCTCTCTCATTCCCGGCTTCATATAGAATTGGGAATATATATCCAGCCAAGTGTTGTCAATGTTTTGCAAACTAATTCCGTCGACTCGAACACTCCCATGACCAATAATATTATGGCCGAAATTGTGGGGCATACAGATTTGAACCTTTTTACGGGCTTTCTTAGCAACCTTCATAGCCTGAATATCCTGTACTATATATGTATATAGGAGAAAATCGAATTTCTGATTGGCTACAAAAGTAATATCATCACCATCTTTCCTAATTGTCGCATCCATCTCCTCAATTAAATTAGCACTCCATGAAGTTTTTGTGAATTGGTAGTGAAATTTAGATGAAATAATTTCAGAGTCATCGTCCTGCAAATGAATACGTCTTTGAAATGATGTAAGGATATCCAATTCTATCTTGGCTGCTCCGATACCCTCAACTGACATAATGATATCTTTTTATATAACAAAATCTTATTATTTAAGACCTAGCAATTGGACATAATACAATAAATTTACATAATTGTACAATTTTTATAAAAAAACGCAAACCACTTTATAAATTTATTTATATTTATTTTTTTTTAAAAAATATAACAATTATGTTAATATATGCCACCGGCATATATTAACATAAATATATGTAAGGAAACGTCCGAGACGGTGTAGATATTGATGATGATGTAGTAATTTTAATGAAAAACAAAACAAAAACTTTTTACGAAAAAAAATAAGATATCTACCTTAAAACAGGAGATCTTTTTTTCCCAAAAGACCATACCAACTCGATTTTAATTTCATTACCTTGAATTCGAACTAGATTGATTTTTGAAAAAAAATCCCTTAAAAAAGTTTTTTCTCTGATAAAAAGTAACTGTTTTACTGTTTTACTGTTTGTCAAAATTGAAAATGTCTTCCCCTCGTGCTCGTCGTGCAAAGGAAAATATGCCATACCCCACCTTCCCAGTCAAGAAAGAGCAGGAGAGTCGCCGTACTTTCCCTGCTGAGGAACCTGCTGACTTCAAGATGCGTGTTGAGATTATGGCGGCATACTTGCGTAGTTTGACCAAGATTGCCGCTCGCTTCAAGGATAAAAACATACATTTAATGTATAAGAACCAGAAAGTCGACCGACGTACCGTGAACAACCTGTATTCCCAGCTCGGAGCTGATATGCGCGATCTTTCTGGATATTACAAGTCAGCCAAGACCAAGTCTAAGACTCGTGCTGGACTTGGTGGGTTTGCCCTTCCGAATATAGCTAGCCAGAAAATGATCGACTTTCTGTCGACGGCAAATCTTGGCCCCATTTATAACGTTGACGGGACTAGTACGGGTCAACGTCTTGGGGATATTCTGCCTTTCTTGCAAGACCCCAATTACAGGGGTGTTGTCGGTGGTGGTGTACTGATGGCTCTCATGTCGATTTACAACATGATCAACAATCTGACCGCGCGGTCAGACACCAACCAGAGACTTGCAGCCGCTGGTCAACCGCTTGATGGTAACTGGCTTGGTGTCGACGAGGCCCTGGGTAGTACTTTTGCTCAGGAGATTCAGATCGGTGTTGCCAATGGACAGGTGCGTCTGCAACAGGAACAAGCAGCTGGTGGAGGTGAAGGTTTACCCCAAATGTTGAAATCCAAGGGACAACGGGGTAAGAAAGTTGAACCCCTCAAGAACGGTCAATATCGTGTAACTCAGTTGTTTTATGCCTTCAATCCGACAAACTTCCGTTGGTCTGACTTTTCGACTGTGTTTGTCACCCCCAACGTTTCCAAAACGGAATTCCGCAGTGTTAATCCGAATGCGGATCTTTTCTTTCCTCCTCAAGGAGTGAGTGCTGAGCAGGCTGCTCAGATTTCGACATACGACGCTAATATCAAGGCTCTCACTGATGCAGGCAACGCTGGATCTATCGATCACATGGGTGTAGCTACTCGAGCGGCTAATGTTAGTGATGTCACCGGTCTTTCTGGCGCTAATGCCCCTCTTTATGCCCGAGCGATGAACTCGTCAACACAACAACTTACTAAAAACTCTAAGGTGGGTCTTAAGGCGTTTCTCAAGAAACAGAGTCTGGGTCAGGCCTAAACGTACCAACTTATATATCTCCTATCTGGAGATATATAAAAATAACAACATAATCATTTATGTCTGGACAGACGGCACCCAATGTGTAGTTCTTTTATCTTTGAACACTGTT